GGAAGCAAAAGGCAAAAAACATAAAAGTATTGCTGCTGCCAAAAAAGCAGGAGATCTTTACTACACTAATAAAGATGGAAAAATTATGGCTGCAGTCTACAAGGAAGATTTAAAAATTAAAAAGTAAATATATTTTGGGAGGAAATTTTAACTGCTATGGATCCAGTAACAATAATCGCTGGTGGCGCTGCGGCATTTCAAGCGTTAAAGCAAGGAATTGCTGTCGGTAAGGATCTTCAAGACATGGGAGGCCAGCTTTCTAAATGGGCTGGAGCCATGGCAGATCTTGACTTTGTTGAAAGGCGTAATCAAAATCCTCCTTGGTATAAAGCTTTAGGAGGAGGTATAGAGGCAGACGCTATGGCTATTTTCGCTGCGCGAGAGAAGGCCAGAGGTATGAGACAGGAACTAAAAGAGTACATCAGTGTGATGTATGGACCTTCAAAATGGACAGAAATACTGGAAATTGAGGCTTCTCTCCGAAAGCAAAAAAAAGAACACGAGTATAGGAAGATAGAGCTAAAACAAACTCTTATAGAATGGATTGTAGGTATTTTAGTTGCAAGTATTTGTATGGGTTTATTGTTTACGTTTGTTTGGATAGGAAGTAGATAGTATGGCGCGTAATTTAACAGAAAAACAACAAAAGTTTTTAGATGTTCTTTTTGAAGAAGCTAAAGGTGATCCTGTTAAAGCTAAAAAACTAGCGGGATATGCTGACTCTGTATCTTCAACTAGTGTAGTAAATACTATTTCAGACGAAATTGCAGAACGTACAAAAAAATTTATTGCCCAATCTTCAACTAAAGCTGCTTATACTATGTTTTCTGTTATGGCTGATCCTACTGACTTGGGTGTAAAAGAAAAAATGTTAGCAGCTAAAGACATTTTAGATAGGGCAGGTTTTTCTAAAACAGAAAAAGTAGAAGTTAAAGCGCAAGAACCTTTGTTTATTCTACCTGCTAAAGATAATGACTAAGAGAGCAAGCAAAGCAAAACACCCTACTAAAGTAGATTGGCAAATTCCTTTGCAAGGTGAATTGGGAGAATGGTATCCTATTGTCAGAGTAGGAAGACATGTGCCTTTTGGGTACGAACAAGACGAAATTGATGAAGATTTATTAGTACCTATTCCTGATGAACTAGAACTTTTAGAAAAAGCTAAACTATTTTTAGAAGATTACAGTGTAAGGCAAGTTGCCAATTGGTTAAGCAATCAATCGGGTAGGTATATATCTCATGTAGGATTATACAAACGTGTCAGAATGGAAGAAAAAAGACGTAGGGCATCGTCCAACTATAGGCAGTATGCCAAAAAGTATAAAGAAGCGTCAAGGAAGAGCGAGAAAATCGAAAAAAATCGCATTGGTGGCAGAGGAACCAGACGTCTTACAGAAGGCGACAACTGGGAACCACTTGAATCGGGAGAAAGATGCCCCACATGCGGAGCAAGAAATTATATTTCAGCCGAATAAAGGCCCACAAACGAGATTTTTGGCCTCTACAGAGCAAGAAGTACTATATGGAGGAGCAGCAGGTGGTGGTAAGAGCTATAGCTTGGTTGCAGACCCAGTTCGCTACTTTAACAACCCACATGCACGAATGTTACTTGTTCGTCGTAGTACAGAAGAGCTTAGAGAGCTTATATCAGTAAGTAAACAGCTTTATCCAAGAGCCATACCAGGCATCAAATTTATGGAGAGAGATAAAACATGGGTGTCTCCATCAGGGGCAACACTTTGGATGTCTTACCTTGATAGAGATGATGACGTTATGAGGTATCAGGGTCAAGCTTTTAACTGGATTGGCTTTGATGAACTTACCCAATGGCCTAGTCCTTACGCCTGGAATTATATTCGAAGTAGATTGCGTACTACAAAGCAAAGTGGACTACCTCTTTACATGAGGGCAACAAGCAATCCAGGTGGCCCAGGCCATAATTGGGTTAAAAGATTATTTTTAGATCCTTCCAAACCTGACACATGGTTTTGGGCAACAGACGAAAATGGTGAAACAATAGAATGGCCTAAAGGTCATAGCAGAGAAGGCGAACCACTCTTTAAACGTAAGTTTATTCCTGCTACATTGTTTGATAATCCTTACCTTTCAGAGGATGGAATGTATGAAGCTAATCTTTTGTCTCTTCCTGACCACCAACGTAGACAGTTACTCGAAGGAGATTGGGATGTTAATGAAGGAGCCGCCTTCCCTGAATTTAATCGTAAAATACATGTGGTAGAGCCTTACGATATTCCTAGCAATTGGACCAGATTTAGAGCGTGTGACTATGGATATGGTTCTTACACAGGTGTCGTTTGGCTTGCTGTAGTTCCAGGATCGGAACAGCTAGTAGTGTACAGGGAGTTATACGTATCTAAGGTAATAGCGACTGACTTGGCTGACATGATCCTGGAACTTGAGGAAAACGAAAAAATACGTTATGGCGTATTAGACTCTTCTCTGTGGCATAATCGAGGTGACTCTGGGCCAAGCCTTGCAGAGCAAATGATTATGAAAGGTTGTAAATGGCGACCTTCCGACAGATCAAAAGGATCTCGTGTAGCTGGTAAAAATGAAATACATAGAAGATTACAAGTAGATGACTTTACAGAAGAACCAAGACTTGTTGTGTTTAATAATTGTTTAAATTTAATATCACAGTTGCCTTCTATTCCTCTTAGTAAAAATAATCCTGAGGATGTAGATACACACGCAGAAGATCATTTGTATGACGCGCTACGTTATGGTGTAATGACACGCCCTCGTAGCAGTCTTTTTGATTATGATCCAGCAATGCAAAGATCGGGTTTTCAAGCATCGGACCCTGTTTTTGGTTATTAAGGAAGTATTATGGAAGAAGACGACATTTTTGACTCTGATGAATTAGCGATAGATCAGGCTGATTCTTCTTTTATTGAAGATAAAGACGAAGAAGAAGATAAAAGAGATCCTGATGTAGGATCTGTAGTTGGTTTTGTAAAAAGCAAATACTATAAAGCAGAAAAAGCTAGATATACTGACGAACAAAGATGGATAAAAGCATATCAAAACTATAGAGGTATCTATGGCCCAGATGTACAATTTACCAGTACTGAAAAAAGTAGAATGTTTGTTAAAGTAACAAAGACAAAGGTTTTAGCTGCGTATGGTCAAATTATAGATGTTTTGTTTGGATCTCACAAATTTCCTTTGTCAATAAATCCTACTAGATTACCAGATGGTGTAGCAGACACTGTGCATTTTGAAGTTAATCCTGAAATGCAACAAGCACTTGGTAAAAACGTAGGAATGTCACCAGAAGATACTAAACTTCAACCAGGTGAAACTATTATAGATTTACGAGAGCGTTTAGGCGGTTTGGAAAAACGTCTAGAACCTGCACTTGATAAGTTAAAAGAGGGTGTAGGACGAACACCTACAAACGTTAATTTTCATCCTGCTATGATTGCAGCGAAGAAAATGGAAAAGAAAATACATGATCAATTAGAAGAATCTAACGCTAGAAAACAATTACGTAACGCTGCTTTTGAAACAGCGCTTTTTGGCACTGGTGTAATGAAAGGGCCATTTGCCTTAGATAAAGAATATCCAAACTGGGATGATGAAGGTAACTACAGCCCAACTTATAAAACAATACCTCAAACTTCTAGTGTAAGCATTTGGAACTTTTATCCAGACCCTGACGCAAACAATATGGATGAGGCAGAGTACGTATTAGAAAAACACAAAATGTCTCGCTCTCAAATACGAGCGCTTAAAAATAGACCTTATTTTAGACCTAACGCTATTGATACAGCAGTTGAAATTGGTGAATCCTACTCAAAAGAATGGTGGGAACAAGTCATGGAAGACTCTGACATAGAAACCAAAGCAGAAAGATATTCTGTCTTAGAGTTTTGGGGTTACGTTGACGTAAGTGTTTTAGAAGGATACGAGGTTGAGATCCCGAAAGAGTTAGAAGGGCAAGATCAACTTTCTGTAAACATATGGATTTGTAATGATCAGGTGTTACGTCTGGTAATGAACCCTTTTACGCCAGCTATACTTCCTTATTATGCAGTTCCATTTGAAGTAAACCCTTATTCATTCTTTGGGGTAGGTATTGCAGAAAATATGGATGATACGCAGACCCTTATGAATGGTATGATGCGTATGAGTATAGATAATGCTGCCCTTTCGGGTAACTTATTGATTGAAGTAGACGAAACAAACTTAGTTCCAGGTCAAGATTTATCAATCTACCCTGGTAAAGTCATTCGCAGAATGGGGGGAGCACCTGGTCAAGGAATTTTTGGAACCAAGTTCCCTAATACAAGTAATGAAAACATGCAAATGTTTGATAAAGCAAGGGTACTAGCAGATGAATCAACTGGATTTCCATCTTTTGCTCATGGTCAAACAGGCGTACAAGGTGTGGGGCGTACTGCTTCTGGTATTAGTATGCTTATGTCTGCTGCTAATGGTAGCATACGTAATGTAGTAAAGAACGTTGATGATTATTTGTTGAGGCCACTAGGAAAAGCTTTTTTTAGCTTTAACATGCAATTTGATTTTGACTCTTCAATAAAAGGTGATCTTGAGGTAAAAGCAGAAGGCACACATTCTTTAATGGCTAATGAAGTGCGTAGTCAAAGATTAATGCAATTTCTAGGTATTGTTCAAAATCCAGCATTAGCCCCTTTTGCAAAAATGGATTACCTTATAAAAGAAATTGCAACGTCTATGGACCTTGATCCTGAAAAAGTAGCAAATTCTCTGACAGATGCTGCAGTACAAGCAGAAATACTTAAAAAGTTTCAGGCTGAAAATCCACCTCCTGCTGCACCTCAAGGAGGGCCACCCCAAGGAGGACCAGCAGGAGCACCAGCAGGAGCGCAAGTCCAAGACACTCAAGGATCTGGTGGCGGTCAAATAGGAACAGGTACAGCGCCTACTCCAGGTGAACAAGGTTTTGCAGCCAATACAGGTGAAGGAAGACGATGAGCCTAAAACCACTCGTAAACAATAAAGATATCTGGGATGCTTTTAATAAAGAATTAGATGCTAGATTACAGCAAGTTCATATTCAAATGGAACAAGCGACTGTAGCAGAAACACTGTATAGGTTACAAGGGCAAGCATTCTGCTTACGTAAATTAAAAATGCTGAGAGATCATGTAAATGGGCAAGGATAAAGAAGCTACACGCAAAAAATCTAGTCCTATTGATACTGGTCAAAAAACTGTAACTGGTAGAACTATATGGCGTGATCCAAAGACAGGTAAAGATTATTCTGAACGTAGTACTACGTTTGAAATAGATGGTATATACTACACTATGCCTACTGTAGATAAAAAGGGTTCACAGTACACACAAGATCAGATTAGAGAATATGTTAAAGAATATGGTCCTATTGATTATATAACAGGGGAAGAACTACCTCAGTTTAAAAATGAAGAGGATGCTATTGAATATGCAATAATCAGATCAAAGACTAGAAAACAAAAAGAATTTAATAAAGGTGGCGATGTTAATTCTCAAACAAAAGAAGTTTTTAGCAGTGGGCGCAACAGACCAAGACGAAATGTTAGTCAAGATTATTTAGACAGATCTAAAGAAGCCAGTAAACAAACTGTAGAAAATATAGCTGGTATGCTTCCTGGTGTTGGAACTGCTATAACTGTTTCCGATATTAAAGAAGAGCTAGGGAAAGATGATCCTAATTATGGTAAAGTAGGGTTGATGGTTGCAGGTGAAGCTGTAGGTCTTGTTCCTGGTGTAGGTCAAGTAGGCAAAGCGCTAATACGAAAAACTACTACAAAATTATTTGATAAAGCTGCAGATGCAAAAGAAGCAGAAAGACTTCTTAAAGATCCTGAAGCATTAGAGCAGTGGCGTAAAGAAAATAAACTGCCTGAGTCACAAAGACAAAAGAATCCTGAAGGATCAAAAAAGGCAGCATCTGATTTACTAGAAGGTGAAATTACTTCTAAAGAATCTAGGCAAAGAATAAAAGATTTTATTCCTGATCCAGAAGAGTTTACTGCAGAGCAAGTCTTAGACATGATGCCTAGTCTTACTGAGATAACAGGATCACTAGGTAAAAAAGCTAAAAAGTATCCTATTATAGGAGTTAAAGGAGCAGACTTAAAAAAAGGACAAACAGTTTCTTCTAGATTAGATATTCCTGCCTATGATGATTATAATACATGGGTAGTATCTATTCACGATGGTAATCAAAAGTCAGGTAGTGTTGTTGGGTATGGACAAGCTATTAGATTAAAGAATATTAACTTCGGTTCAGATCCTAAGACAGCCCTTGATATTGCTAGAGGCAAAAGACTTGTTCAAGCTACAGGAGAAGATGCTCCTAAACCTCAAGGTAAAGCTACTATTGCTCGTATCTTTGGAAAGTATCAGCCTGAAGATCCTTATGATTTACAACAACAAGCTGCTGAGATAATAGCTTCAGGTTCAAAAGAGTGGACACAGGTAGGAATGAACCCTTATCGTGGAAGTGCTTTTTACAATAAAAAAACTGGTGCTCCTGTATTTGAAGCCGATGAAATAATTCAAGTTGGTCCTCTTGTACTGGCTAAAAATGTAAAGAAACCCACTATCTCTCAAATGAAGCAAATGGCTGTAAGGACAAGAGATGGTAAACTAAGAATGTTTAATGAAGGTGGTACAGCAATGAATAAACAGATGGAAATGGCCTTTATGCAACAGGGCGGTATTAAAGACGATGGCATGGCTAAAGATCCTGTTTCAGGCAATCCTATCCCCCCTGGCTCTATGGCTAAAGAAGTTCGAGACGATATTCCTGCTATGTTATCTGAAGGTGAATACGTTGTTCCTGCTGATGTTTTACGATTTTATGGAGTAAACTTTTTTGAAGATTTAAGAGGTAAAGCAAAGCAAGGCTTGCAGAATATGGAAGCTAATGGTAGAATAGGTGGTGAGCCATTAAGTCCTCAAGACATAA